TGTGAAATCACGTTACCATCTTCAAGAATTTGAATTGCTTCTCGTATCTGAAGTACATAATGTGATCCGTTATTTATTGAAACTGTTTCAATTTTGTCTGTAATTGTGCGTTTAGTTAATTCCATAATATTTTTAGATTACTGTGTACATTGCCGTGATCCTAAATGAAACATTTGTATTTGCTATGCAAGACGGAGGCAATCAACAAACACCAAAATTTTATGTATTAGGTACAACTGCCGAGCCAGCTCGTGCAAGGACAAAAAGTGGAGTTGGTATCCTTGAATTATATGATAACAAGGATTGGTTTGGGCCTTGGAGAGATACAGGTATTGCTAAATGGAATGGCTTGTGGGGCGACTACACTCAGGAGGCTTGGGTAGGTATCATAGGTGACCAGGTATATACAACAGAATTAGAAGCCGACACTAACTCCTTTGATACAGGATTTCCTAGACCTATAAGTGATATATATCCCGGTGTTGGTATAAGAAGTCAAAAGTATGTCGTGGGTGCTGCTTTGCCAGGTGCTCCTAATTATGGTGAGTTACTTGATGGCACTAACCCTTATCAGGATGCTGTAAATCAAATAGGTCAAATGGGTCCTGGTCAAAGTTTATCAATTAGTAATGATGTAGTTTTAGGCGATAGGGGAGGAGAAACATCATTAGTTTTACAAACAGGTAATGACCCTAATTCACAAAAGGCAGGATTCATACAACAAGCTGCAAATCTTTTGGCACCTAATGTCAATGGTGAGAATAGTGCACCTCCTGACCCAGGCGAAAGACCTGACAAAGATGGTACATTGTCACCTGATGGTCAATGGCGTTGGAGTGGTGCTGAAGCACAATGGAACTTCAATGGCGAAGAGCCTACACCTATAAGATTTGAGAAAACATTTTTTGAAGAACAAGTCAATAGTCAAGCTAACGCTTGGGAACAATTAACTGCACAAGTAGCAATACCATCTGATATATTGGTAAACGAACCAATGAAGTTGATTGTTGAAGGTCATCACATTGGAGGTGCAGACGGAGGTGGTTTACAGGGTATCGTTTGGGCAGATGAATTTGATATGAGATTTGTTTACTTAAATCAAACTACAAAACAAGTTGAATACGCTTCTTATCAAAGTACGATAGTTGAATATGTAAGTGATAGTGTTGTTAAGGTCAAAGATACGATGGAGGAATATGCTGAAAGAGTTGGTTCTATAGGACTTGTTGAAGATGGTAATAGACCTGCAGGAACTTTTGGATTAGCTACAGGAGGTCCATTTTTTGATTTTGATATGAGATTTAAAATAGCTGACCCTGAAGAATTAAGAACGTATCTTGAAATAAAGGGAGCAAGATATCTAACTACTAATTTTAAAAGAGATGAATCAACGGTATTAGAATATCCTAATTCAGTAGTTTATAAATTATTAAATCCGTTACCATCAACGATTGGTCGTTTTGATGATGTAAAAATAGTAAAAGAAATGATAGAGCCATATACTGATGTAGTGGAGTTAGTGGATTATGTTCCTGAAGAATTACCCGAAACGGTATTGTATAGTCCTAATTTAAGTAAAACAGATTCTCCTATAAGACCAAGAGGAACTGATTTTAAAACTAAAAATCAATTATTAGGTTCTAATCAACAAATTAAAAAAGAGATAGAAAATAAATTATTATCACAAAGTTTAGAAAGTATTGAATTAAATCACGACCATAGACAATGGTCAGATTTTATACATTTTTCAAGTGCAGAAAAAAGATTAGAAAATTATAATTACAAAGTAACACTAATTGAAAGTTACGCAAGTTCAAGTGCAAGTTTTAATTCTATTACTGCAAAAAGAGATGAAGGAAAAGTATTTGAAAATAAAATTAGACAAGTACAAAATGAATTCGACCACTTTGAAAAATATATGTACTTTCAGTCAAGTTCGTTTTTTACTTCTTCTTTAGGTTCATTTTACGAT